TATATTGATCAGACGGGTCAATATGGTACTTTTTCAGGGGCAGTAGAAACACCCAACTTTGATTTGAGTTTTTATAACTGTATTGCTGAATATAACGGTAGTTTAGGTATTAACTTAACAAAAGCTCAAAATGTAACTATTATTGGTGGTAGCTATTCAAACAATGGTCAAGACACCACTAGAGCTGGAACGTCAAGATCAGGCATTACTGCAATTACAGCAACACGAGTAAATATAAATAATTGCCGGTTAAGTGACTTACAATCATTTACAAGTACAGCAGGGTTATCTTTTATACCTGGCACTACTACTAATAATCAATACACAGCCGTTATTACTATCCCAAACTATTATGCGTGTGGGCAGTATATTACATTGACTAACGGGGGAGGAGTTGGTGTAGACTTAACAGGCAAAATAGTTAATATTGATGCCGATTATTTAACATTAGAGTTTGCCGCACCAACCACTTTTGTATCGACTGGCAATACAACTACACTAACTGGAACTTGGTCAGGAGCTGGTACAACATTGACAGGTGTTGGAGGATTGGCTAATACCGAGGTTGTTGGCACGTTATATGTTACCAACGGCTCACAATGGAAAAGAGTCATCAGATCGCCAGACAATACCACGCTTATTATTGATTCAGCATTTTCTCCTGCATTGTCAGGCGCGACATTAACTAAGCTAACTGTCGATGCGGTGGGTATTCCCTCTCAACAATTTGGTTTAAGAGCTTTTTCAACTATAAGTGTATTAGGATTACGGAACAATAGTGTATTTGGCAACGTGCAATATAAGACTTTCTTATCAGTCTATACCAATTTAGAACCTGGCTCACAATACTGGATTAAAGCGACCGTAACAGCCAATGCTTCGCCACTTAATTTAATAACAGGTTTGTATAATGGTAATCGGATATTAGGCTGGACTGTATTAAATAGTGCAGCAATTAGTGGAGGGGGCGCAACTTCCTATACATTAGCGCATACTGATTCCGCTGGAACTGTAAAAGACACGCTAGGAACTGGTTTATCGTTATCTCTTAATCAACAACCTCGCGGTGGAACAAATAGTAAACAAGTGGTTACAAATGATAAGATTGTGGCCACGTTTGCAGGTGGAACACCAACAGCCGGAACAATGGTAATAGAGACGTTTAACTGTTCAGAATTGCCAATATTATTATAAGGAATAACAATGGACACTTTTTCAGAAGCAACGCTTGAAGCGCTACGAAGATTAAATTTACCAGAACCCGATTATGAAGGTTAGTTAAAATAAGGTATAATTATGAAAGAATTTATGTTAGCCAGATTAAAAGAACCCTCAAGTTGGCGTGCGGCTATCTGGGTGCTTACATCTTTTGGGCTAGTTGCGTTTAAAGGTGAACAAGCTGAATCGATCATCGCACTGGGTATGGCACTGTCTGGTGGTGTTGGTATGTTGTCACCTGACAAGTTGCGTAGTAAATGATTGTTCCCTACATCCAGCCGCGATAAAACCAATAGGTTGGAATACTCCCACTTTTGATGGTGGGCAAATAATATTAGACTGTAAGGTAGATATCTATGAATGTAAAAGCGATTATAATCAGTAACGCATCAAAACTTATTTTAGGCGGTAAGCTTTGGACTGACGTGCGACATCTTGTATCTACTATTAACGGTGATACTAAGCTGACAGGCCCTGAGAAAAGAGCCGTTGTGTTTACAGACTTACGCGCTATTTTTAGTGAAGTAAGTACCGTTCTTTTGAACTGCGCAATCGAGCTAGCAACTCTTTGGGTTAAATCTCTGTAACTAAGGATACGTCATGGAACTAACTCAAACTTTATTTAAAGGGTTTTTAAATAATACCATTATAGGAGAGTCCCTTGCCTAGTACATATTCTCCCTCGTTACGCTTAGAACTCATTGGTAATGGTGAACAAGCCGGTAGTTGGGGCACTACCACTAATAAAAACTTAGGTACGCTATTAGAGCAAGCCATTGCTGGTGTAAAATCCATCACAATGTTAAACGCTACCTATACGTTATCAGCGGTGCCAGGGCTTACTGATGAAGCTAGACAAGCGGTCATTATTGTTGGAGGTACTAATACAGCGATCCGTGCGGTGGTAGCGCCTCTTGCTGTTAAGACTTATACGGTTGTCAATAATACTTCAGGTGGTTTTGCCATTACAATTGGTGCAGTTTCAGGGGCGGTTGTTACTGTGCCTAGTGGCGCTACCATGAACGTGTATTGTAATGGGGTTGGTTTTATAGAGGCAAGACCTTACAGCGCTACGGTTGCCGCAGGTCTATCTGCGACTTTAGCGGTTGCTTCAGGTGGTACAGGCGTTACTACTAGCACAGGCACAGGCGCAACAGTTCGTTCAACTTCTCCAGTGCTAGTAACCCCTGCACTTGGAACACCTGCAAGTGGTGTTCTGACTAACTGTACAGGATTACCTATCGCTACAGGCATTACTGGTGCGGCTGCTGGTGCGGCTACGTTTTTAACAACACCAACCAGTGCTAATTTAAACGCTTTAGTTACAGATAATACCGGTTCAGGTGCGTTAGTATTTGCAACCTCACCAACTTTAGTAACGCCAGCCTTGGGAACCCCTGCAAGTGGTGTCTTAACTAACTGTACCGGTAAGAACTTATGCAAAGCTTTTGTTGCTTTCAATGGTGGTACAGGCACAATAATCTCTTCTCATAATGTTACCAGCGTAACAAGATCCTCAGCGGGTGTGTACGTTGTTAATATGACGACTGCGTTAGCAAGTACAGCCTATGCTGTTGTGACTGGTTATGATGATGCGGCTTCTGGTAACTCAAATACTATAAACGCAGGGGTAATAACGAGAACAACAACAACTTTCAATATGGGTTGTTCAAATTCAGCTACCGGATCGAATAGAGATGCTGATTATATTACCGCAGCTGTTTTTGCATAGAGGTTATAGATGAATATTATTTGGAGAAAACCGGATTCAAGTTTAGCAGTAACCTCTGTTAGCGATATAAATGATTTACCGGCCTATGCTGAGCAGTTGAAAAACATTGCAGTTATACCTGTCGATTGGGTAGCGATCGCGTTTAACGCAACAATACCTGATTCTGAACCACCTGAGAATTGGTTATTTGATAATGGTGTTATCACCGTTAATCCTAACAAATCAGTTATTATTCCGATCATCACGATGCGTCAAGCACGGTTAGGTCTTTTGGCTAACAATTTGCTTGATCTTGTTGAGTCAGTCATTACACAACCTAACGATAGAGTTTGGTGGGAGTATTCAACAACGGTTGAGCGTAATAACCCATTAGTTATTCAAGTTTTAACTGCGCTCGGTAAAAGTTCTACAGAAATAGATACGCTATTTATTCAAGCGGCACTGCTGTAATGGAAGCTAACTTCTCTGCTTCTTTAAAACATATTCTTGATGCTGAGGGTGGGTTTCAAGATGATCCTAGAGATAGGGGAAATACGTTATCTGACGGTAGAGAAGGGTGTACTAATTTAGGTGTTACGCAATCCACTTGGGAAGCTTTTGTAGGGCATCCTGTGAGTAGAGATGATATGCGTAAACTGACAGAAGAACGAGTCGCTAGGTTGTATAGAAAGAAATACTGGGATGTTGTACATGGAGACGACTTACCTTCAGGATTAGACTATCTTGTTTTTGACTTTGCTATTAACGCTGGCCCTGGCAGGGCTATTAAGCTACTTCAAGGCGCATTAGGTGTTACAGTAGATGGTAGCATAGGACGTAAGACACTAAGTGCAATCATTAACATGCCACAAAAAGAACTTATCTCTGAGTTCACAGAAGCTAAAAATGCATACTACAAGTCATGCAATACATTTCCCATCTATGGAAAAGGATGGTTGAACCGTTCAGCAAAAGCTGAACATTTAGCTCAGACAATGATAGGCTAATTTATGGCTCTACAGTTATTAGTTTTAAAACCAGGGATCAACAAAGAAGGCACCAACTACTCAAACTCTGGTGGATGGTACGATTGCGACAAAGTTCGTTTTCGGTCAGGAAACCCTGAGAAGATTGGTGGATGGGTGCGTGTAAGTGCCAGTCAATATCAAGGTTTAGCAAGATCTCTTTGGAATTGGGTGGCATATAATGGTGATAACTACTTAGGTGTAGGGACTAATTTAAAATACTATATCGAGCAGGGTGAAGTCTACAATGACATAACACCTATACGCCAAACTTTTAGCACTACTGCAACCGACAATTGCTTTGCAACAACGGTTGGATCAAACATAGTAACAGTTACTATTAACGGTAACGGTTCTAATACAAACGATTTTGTTACGTTTTCTGGAGCTACTGCTGTTGGCGGTATACCTGCCGGTAGTCTTAACTTAGAGTTTCAACTGACAGGTCTAAACTCAAATACATTTACCATAGTAACAGACACTGACGCTACATCAACTGTCACTGCGGGTGGAGGCACTGCAATAGTAGCGGCTTTCCAATTGACCACAGGTCTTTCTGTTTATAGTTCAGGAACAGGTTGGGGTGCTGGTGGTTGGGGTGTTACCGGTTGGGGATTGGCATCAACTACAACAGGTGTGGGAAATCAGCTTCTCTTATGGACAAATGATAACTACGGACAAGACTTAATCGTAGCTCAACGTGGCGGTGGTATCTATTATTGGAAAAATAGTTGGGGGCTTACTCATAGAGCAGAGTCTTTACAATCATTAGCGCCACTACCCTACGCAGGGGAATACATACCAAATAATGTAAATCAAATCATGGCATCGTCCATACAAAGGTTTATCATTGCTTTTGGAGCAAACGGCTATGTGCCGCTAGTACCTAACAGTGATTTTGATCCTATGTTGGTACGATGGTCTGATCAAGCGAACCCTTACGAATGGGTTCCAAGTATTACTAATCAATCAGGTGAGTTTAGACTATCACATGGCTCTTATATTGTAACTGCACTAGCATCAAGACAAGAGAACTTGATATGGACGGATGCAGCGATTTACTCAATGCAGTATTTGGGTGCGCCTTACGTGTGGTCATTCAATTTGTTGATGGACAATATCTCTATTGTTTCTCCAAATGCGGTGGTCACTGCAAACGATATCACCTATTGGATGGGTGTGGATAAGTTTTACTATTATTCAGGTAAAGTTGGAACACTGCCCTGTACGTTAAAACAATTCGTGTTTGAAGATTTTAACTATGATCAAACATTTCAAGTCTTTGCTGGCGGTAACTCTAGCTATAATGAAGTATGGTGGTTCTACTGTTCTGAGTATTCTACTGTTATTGACAAGTATGTTATCTATAACTATTTAGATGATGTGTGGTATCACGGACAAATGTCTCGCACAGCGTGGTTAGATTCTCCTGTTAGAACTTTCCCTATGTCTGCTGATTATAATAACAGACTGCTTTATCATGAGGCTTCTGTTGATGATGAGTCTGGAGATACGATTGAACCGATAACAGCTTATGTGCAGTCCTCTGATTACGATATTGAAGACGGTCAGCATTTTGGTTTTGTATGGCGTATGTTACCTGACATTAACTTTAACGGTTCTAGCGTAAACAACCCATACGTAAACATGACGATTGTCCCTAGAAGAAACTCTGGTACAGCGTATGGCACTGCGGTTAATCCAACAGTGACTAGTGATGATAACTACGTTGCGCCTAACCCAAGTGTGTACACGATACAGCATTTTACAGGACAAGTGTTTACTCGACTGAGAGGTCGGCAGATGAGCTTTAAAGTTTCATCTGATTCTGTGGGTGTTGCATGGCAGTTGGGTGCAATGCGTGTGGATATCAGGCCTGAAGGTAGACGTTAAAATGGCTGTTAAAACAATAAGGCTAATACCATCAAAAGCACCTGCCTTACCTATTGCTCCAAACCAGTATGACATCGCACATTTTGATATTTTTAGTAGAATTTTGCGCTTGTATTTTAATCAAATAGATAATTTATTTGAGAGTTTATTAGGCGTTACAGGGAGTAAAACACTGCGTTCTGTGTATGGTAGTTTTTATGATACCAGTGCTCAAACTGCACCTGCTGCAACGATAACGCCTATCACTTTAAACACCACAGAGGTTGCTAATGATACGTATATTGGTACACCAACCTCTCGTGTTTATGTTACTAACGCAGGTGTGTATAACATTCAGTTTAGCTTACAGTTAGCTAATAGTGGAACAGGTACTCCAAACATAGATAATGTAACGGTATGGTTTAGACTAAACGGTGTGGACATCCCCAACTCAGCAAGTATTATCGAAGTGCAACCACGAAGAGGATCTGTGGATGGACACATGATCTTGGCTTTGAACTTTATGTTAGAACTTAACGCGACTGATTATTTTGAATTGTACTGGACAACTGATACAGGGACAACCGGTATTATTACTTACGCATCGCCAACGACACCACCCTTACATCCAGCGGCACCTGCTGTTATACTAACCGTAAGTTTCGTATCAGCCTTGGCAAATTAATTATGAGTAACTTAGCACTATTAGGCACCATGCCTGAGATACTACAGATCGAACAAGAGATTCTAAAACTACCTCAAGTGGAGTGTCCAGTTACTCATTACCAAATTGATGGTGTTTACGTTAGGAGTATGTTTATACCAGCGGGTACTATGCTGACAGGCGCTATACATAATTTTGAAAATATGGCTATTCTTGCTCAAGGAACTATTCGAGTTACCAACGGTACAGAATCTGCCATACTAACAGCTCCACATATAATGGTTGATAAACCCGGTGTTAAACGTCTTGGCTATGCAGAGACGGATGTTACGTTTATCACCATACACAGAACAGACAACACAGAGATTGACGCTATTGAAAAAGAACTCGTCTCTAAAACTTTTGAAGAATATGAGCAGCAACTGCTGTTAGGAGTTTAGTATGGCATTTATTATTTCAGGCGCAGCAGCGGCTCTTTCATCCGCTGCTTTTGTTGCCGCTGGAGGTGTTGCCGCTGGTACTGCCGCTGTCACTGCGGCTACGGCTGGTTCTGTTATTGGTGGGGGTTTAGCTGCTGGCGCACTTGGTGCTGGACTTGGTGCTGGCACAGCCGCACTAACAGGTGGCGATGTTGGTAAAGGCGCTTTGATGGGCGGTGTTGGTGGCGTTGTTACAGGGGGTCTTGCTAGTGGTTTAGGCGCTGCTGGTGGTGCGGCCGCTAGTGGCACTGGTGCTTCTACCGCTATTGGTGCTGGGGCTGGCGCTGCTGGTGGCGCTGCTGGTGCAGCTGCTGGTGGAGAAGACCCACTTACTGGAGCGTTATATGGGGGTGCTCTTGGTGGAGTTGGTGGTTATATGAAAGGTTCTGATGGTATAGCAGGGGCTTCTGATATTCCTGTTGGAGACTCTGGTTCACTTCCTTCACCAAAACTAAATATGCCAGCGGCTACCGACCCTGGAGGGATAACTGTGGGAAATCAAGGTATAACCGCTGGAAACCCTTTGAATATAACTACCGCTTCTCCACAATCTGTAGCTTCAAATTCCATGCAACCTGGCAATTATCTGCAAAAAGGTATTGGCCTTATTAAACAACACCCAGGCGAAGCTATGCAAGTAGCTGGTCTTGGTCTTGGCATGCTCGGTTCTCCACAACAGCAACAGGCGCAACAAGCTCAAACTATAAACACCACAGATTATTTATCACCCGACTTTCAACGCTATCAAGCTACTCCAAACTATGCTGAAGGTGGTGCTGTACAAGCACCTCAAGGTCCGATGAACCCTATTGTTGCGAGAGCTATGGCTGAACAACAAGCTAAAATGCAACAACAATCTGCTCAACCTCAACAACCACAGGTTCAACAACCACAGGTTCAACCCACTCAAACAATACAAGCTCAACCGCAGATGCAAGCTATGCCAATACAACAAGCGCCAATGCGTGAAATGGCACCAATGGATTCTCCGCGTATTAAAGAGATGCTTGCTCAACAAAATCAAGTACAACAGCAACTTCAACAAAACCCAATGCGAGAAATGGCATCGATGGGCTCTCCTCGCGTTAAAGAGATGCTTGCTCAACAAAACCAAGTGCAACAAAAACTCCAACAGACACCGATGCGTGAAATGGGTATGGCTGGTGGCGGTATTGTTGACGGTTATAGTTTAGGTGGGTATGCGCATGGCGGTAATCCTAGGTTATTAAAAGGTCCCGGCTCAGGGATTTCAGATGATATTCCCGCGACAATAGGTCATGATGGTAAACAACCCGCAAGACTTGCAACAGGAGAATTTGTAGTGCCAGCCCGTATAGTGTCAGAATTAGGCAGTGGTGATACAGACGCTGGTGGTAAAGTTCTTCAAGAGATGGTTGATCGTATTCAATCGCGTAGAGCTAAGACTGTAGGTAAAGGAAAGGTTGCCGCTGACTCAAAAGCACATAAATCTTTACCTGCATGAGAACACTACAATATGTAGATCCTATTTATATACATCAAGTGTGGCCTACGGTTGAGTTTTGGTTTGATCCTGTGTTTAATCTTGGTTCAATAAACATCTACCACTCCAAAGATAACTTAAAAGATTATATAATTAGAGGTGAGCAAAATTTGCTTATTGTTATTGATGAAAACCAAAAGATACATGCGGCTGTTACGATACAATGGTGCAATCATCCAAATACTAGAGTCGCCTATATCACTGCTTTTGGTGGTAATATAGGTAAAGAAAAAGAAATTTATGTCACCTTCGTAGAGTGGTTAAAAGCGATGGGTGCAACACGTGTAGAGTGTTCAGTAAGACCTTCAGTCGCTAGACTGCTTAAAAATAAACTAGGTTTTGCTGCTAGTAAACAAATCAATGTGGAACTAATCTTATGATATTCAAATTAAAAAACCTACACAAATTCTTCTTTACCTATATCTGCCCTACGTTTTATAGTAGCGCCCCTCCACCTGCTCCAACAAACACTACACAAACGCAAAACATAAATAGTATTCCTGGGCAGTTAATGCCCTTTGCGTTAGGTAATTTACAAGCTGCACAAAAACAACTCTTTACCACAGACGCTAAAGGTAAGATCACAGGTTATCAACCTTACACGCCTTACAGCACAGACGCTAACAAATACGTAGCGGGATTTAGCGGACTGCAAACACAAGCGCAACAAGGTGCGGCTAATTTACAAGTGCCCGGTCAGTTTACACAGGCTTCAGGTATTGCCGGTATGAGTTCTTTGGGTGCACTAAATGCAGGTAATCAGTTTGCTCAACAAGCAACAGACCCTAATGCGACAGCGGCCTACATGTCACCCTATATGCAGAATGTGGTTAACTACCAGACGCAACAGGCAAATAGGCAATATGATATTACTGGCGCAGAGCAAATGGGTAACGCTACTCGTGCTGGGGCATTCGGTGGTAGCCGTGAAGCGATTATGGCGGCTGAGAATGAGCGTAATCGTAATCAAGCGATTACAGGTATTCAAGCGACCGGTGCTCAAAATGCTTTTCAAAACGCACAAGCACAACAACAGTTCGGTGCAAATCTTGGTCTGCAAGGCTATCAAACAGGTATTCAAGGTGCGCAAACGCTGGGTCAACTAGGTACTGAACAACTTGACCTAGCATAGCTAAACCTTTACTAACGTAGTTTCTAGTTTCTTTAAATGGTGGTACACCACCATACTTATCTACATTACCAGGGCCTGCATTATATGCAGCAAGAGCTGTAGGGATATCACCTTTATAATGATCTAATAATGCTAGCGCATAATCTCTACCAACACGATCGCCTTCTTCTAAAGAATTATTTTGTGCAGGGCGTACACCAAAACCTGGATCACGCCTAGTATCACTCATAGTTTGCATAATACCTGTAGCACCAGCAGAGGAAGTTTGTCCTTGCCTTCCACCAGACTCTAATTGAGCAATAGTATTTAGATAATCTTGTCTAGTAGCCATTATTTACCTCCAGGAAGAACAATCGCATCAGCCGCACCTATTAACTCTGATTGTGGCTGTACAGCATTACTCATTTTATTAATACTAAGCCATTTATTTTGTAAAACATCTATTTGCCGTTTTGCGGCTTCTTTTTCAGCTGGAGTAGCTCTACTTCCAATTTCTGATACTTTTTTTAACTGCGCTATATTATTAACTATATTATCAGATAATTCGTTTACAGCTTTTTCTCCACTAAATCTTTCATCAGCTATAGCTAATTGAGTACCTGTCAGCATTCTAGTTTTTTGTAATTCTGCTTGACGGTCTTTTTCTTTCTCTTGTACATTCATACCTAATGTAGCTAAAACCTCATCATGCTTTAATATTCTAGAAGAAGCTTGTTCTTTAATAGCATAAGCTTTATCAAATTGTCCATTTTTCTCAAGATTAGTAGCAAACTCTAAATCTCGTAATGATTTATTAATAGCTTTATAGGCAGCACGATCTTCTTTACTATCAGACATAACCCCAGGCAATGTTTCCTTCATTGCTTTAAGTCCAGCAACTAGTGGTAAACCAGGAGTTGATCCCCAGTTAGAAAAAAACTCAGCCATACGCAGATACATCTGGCGTCTACTTTCATCTTGAACGTTTGACTTTTCGTCCATAATAGACTTCTTTTGCTCAGCTGATAACTCGTCTGAAGTTTTAATACCTAATGCTTTTTTCTTAGCATTTTGTTCTTCCATAATCTCAACTTCAGATTTATCAGCAGTTGCTTTATTTTCTTTATCAGCTTCATCATATTTAGATTTTAATTGGCTGTAGTAATCTATTGGCTCCCCTCCAGCTTTAGCTGGACCTACTCCTACACCACCATATTCATTTGTAGCACCAATACCTATTTCTTGATTTAAGTATTTATCTTGCGGTGCAGGTGCAGGTGCTGCTGATGCTATACCTATTGGCGCAGAAGGCGCAGAAGGCGCAGAAGGCTTTTTAAATGAGTCTATATTAGTTATACTACCGGGCATGTCGCTAGTATCCACCGTAGGAGGATTTGTTTTTTCTTGTGGTATAGCTGCAATAGGTGCTGTAGTAGTTTCTGATTTAGGTTCATCTTTAGACACATAATTTGGATCGCCATATAAAATCCCCTTCCCTAGTTTAGTAGATAATAAAGCAGCTTCGTAATTA